CTGAAAACTTTGAAGAAAATGGTGTAAAGGTTAGTGCCGCCCGTGCAAGACAAGCATTGAGCGAAATAAAAAAATTAGTTGTTAGTAGAAGAAACGAAATCCAAAAAATGAAGAATGATATGTAATGGTAAAATATGATTTTGATACGCCATACGAACTTGTTTCAAGTCAAGTTTCGGTTTGTGAAGATACTGCAAGATGCCTTGTTTCATTTCCTAATTGGAAAAACAAAGACGAAATAATAGACTTTATTAATAAGAACAATTTTATTACTGCTGGTGTTTATAGCACTGATAAAGAATTACTAGAACATATGAACTACTATCTTGGCGGAGATATGTTACAAACAATTGAAAATTATAATTTACTGGAAAGACAGTTCACATAAACAACCTATGTTAGCGCACCTAATGTAACAATTATGTAAATACGTTATGCTGAGAAATGATCTAAAAGAAGAGTATCGACTTTTTTATATGGTAAAAGGGCATCTCGACGCATCCCCTGAAACAGTTATGCAAAGTGCAGAAGGTTATTTTAAACGCCTTTGGTATGATGGTGCCAATGGCGCACCTTTGTACGACTATGCAGAACAGTTTGAAAAAGAATGGAGTGACAGACAGAATGGAATCAAGACAAATGGCGGCATTAACGGAGGAGGAACTTACGTTAATGGAAAAGTTACTAGGTGAAGCTCTTAGTAAAGAAATAGAACAAGACAAAACCTGGCAAAATAAAAATGGTTACTCAAGACCGTTTCAAAAGCAACGTAAGATATTGAACTGTCTGAATGCTATAAAATCACAACGCAATATGCGTAAAATAAGCGCGGCTAAGTGGTAACTTGGCTCTGGGGGTAGGACTCGAACCTACACGGTAAATATATTGCAGTACATCTACCACACGATAAACAGTCGTGCGTGTCTACCTTTTCCACCACCCCAGATTAACTCTAAGCTACAGCGGCCACTGCTTTGACAAATGGATCTTTGTCTTGCACTCTTGTATCCAAAGCCGCTATCATTCTTGTCATTCCTATTCCACCGCCAACGCGAGGAAAGAAATCAAACTCTAAAAACTTTTCAAGTTCTGCTTCAACTCTATCTTTTCCAAATAGTTCGTATAGCAAATTACTATATGCTCCATCTGTGATAGTATGAAAAGTGTCACGCATCATTTCTACATCTGTGCTACGTTCAGCACTTCCAATAGTTTCCATACCACCTAATATAACATCAATTTTTTTACTATGAACTCCGCTATCGTATCTACTCATATTCCAAAATGGTGAAGTGAATTCTGGAAAATCTGTAATCATTGCTTGCCCAAATGTTTTGCCCATAGCATTTTCGTGTTCTGCTTCTAGTTCTGCATTAGCATCTAAGTTATAATGTCTTTGCCAACCTTCGTAGGTTTTTTCTGTAATATTACCAAAACCTAAATACTCGCACAATTCATATTCCATTGCTTTAAGATCATCAATAGTGCCAGGAAATTCAAATTCAAACATTGGAAATATTATATCGTGTCTGCCTGGAATTGCATTTGGTTCCTGTCTGTAGGAAGTGGAGACACAAAAAAACCCCTTACTATCGGGGCTACTTAATAATTCGTGTTCTAACCACATTTGGCCTGTTTGCGGCAACGGCCACACCTGGCCTGCATAATTGTAAGTTGCTACATTGAATGGATCTTCACAAGCGGCAAGTATTGAAAGTCTGTTTTGAGTATGTACTTCTTCAAAACCTTTATCCAAAAAAAATGACCTTAAAAGGCCAACTGTCTTAGTGAACTTTGTGGGTGAGATTAGTTGCGTCATATATTTTCTCCTTTTTTTCGCCTAAAAAAAATATGCCATTGAAATGGCGATTCTTATTCCTAAACCAAGTTATTTATCAAATAAAAAAGATTGACATCCTTTTTCTTTTATGTTATAAATAGAAGGTAAGCGTTAGAACGTTTATATGGACTCCGGGGCGGTACCGGACGCCTCCACCATAAACACACTGGAGATAAAAATGAGTAGTTGTTGCACTCGAAAAAGAACCTGGAAAGATATTATGTATTTGCCAATGGCAATAGTGTTTACACTTGTAGGTTTTGCAACATTACTAGGAATTGAAATGGGGATTGCATATGCATTAGGCTATGTTGATCCTAGTGTGTTTATGATGGGGGCGAAATAGGTTTCGACATATAGGCAAGTTTACAAAACACAAATGCAAACGATAATTTTGCACCTTCAGATTACGCCTTAGCGGCATAATGCTGTCGGGTTGGCAACTAACCTAGGAACAGAATAGTTGCACTACAAAAACGGGTGAAACATTTTTTAGTTAAAGAACACCCAAAACTGGAAAGGAAAAAAATGAAACTATTTAAACTTATTGCCGCATCGTTACTTTCGATGGGGTTTCTCAGCGTGGCTGTAATGGCCGACGAACCAAAAGATAAAGTTAAAGCAGGCTTTATATATGTAGGACCAACAGGTGATCACGGTTGGACTTACAGACACGATATTGGAAGACAGGATGTTGAAAAGCATTTTGGTGATCGAGTTGAAACTATGTATGTTGAAAGTGTTCAGTACGGACCAGATGCAGAACGTGTAATGCGTCAAATGGCTATGAAAGGTGTAGATATTATTTTTGCAACATCTTTTGGCTATATGGACAGTATGTTAAAAGTAGCAGAAGATTTTCCAAATGTAAAATTTGAACACGCTACTGGATATAAGACAGCACCTAATATGGCTAATTATGGATTGAAACTTTACCAATCTAGACACGTTCAAGGTATTATTGCAGGTATGATGACCAAAAACAATCATATTTGCTATGTTGCGGCATTTCCAATTCCAGAAGTGATTAGAGAAATCAACACATATTATCTTGGTGCAAAGAAAATGAACCCAGATGTAAAAATCAGCATTGTATGGGTCAACACTTGGTACGATCCAGGCAAAGAATCAGATGCGGCAAGAGCAATGCTCAGCCAAGGTTGTGATGTTATTGCACAACACACTGATTCACCTGCTCCATTACAGACTGCTGAAAGTATGGGTCACGTTGGATTTGGACAAGCAAGTGATCAGATTGCATTTGCTCCTAAAGCACAGTTAACGGCAACTATCGACAACTGGTCACCTTACTATATTAAGAAAGTACAAGCAGTATTAGATGGTACTTGGGAAACAGGTACATACTTTGGTGACATCAGCGAGTGTGACGCAACAGGTTGTGCAGTAGGTATGGCTCCATTTACTAATATGCCAGATGATGTACGTGCAAAAGCAGAAGAAATCAAAGCGGCAATTACTGCTGGCGAATATTTTGCATTTACAGGTCCTATTTACGATAATGAAGGTAATCTTCAAATTGCAGAAGGAGAGGTTGCAGATAGAGCCCATCTAGATAGTATGTCTTACTACGTGGAAGGTATAGTAGGTAAGGTTCCTAGATAATGATACCAGTAATAGATTTACAAGCACAAGACGCTTTAGATCGCATTGACGAAGCCTACTCCACGGTAGGCTTCGCAGTGTTTACCAACGCTCTTTCTGGCGTAGATAAGGCTGATATGAATGCTTGGCAACATCAAATGAGATCATTTTTTGATTTGCCGATGGAAACAAAACAAAAATATCCATATGAAGGAGATACTAATTTAGGTTATAGTATGGTTGGCGATGAAAACGTAGATCCTACTGCCCCAAAAGATATTAAAGAATCATTCAATTACAATAATACTCGTATGCCTGAACATTTATGGCCAACAGAAATTAAAGGCTTTAGAGATAGTGCATTAGCAAGCATAGACATCGCTGATAGATTAACATTACGCATTTTGGAGAAGTTTGATACTATCTTAGATACAGGAACTACACTGGTAGATGCACACAAAGTTCCATTTAACACCACAAGAGTTATACATTATCCCGCATATGATGGGCCTATGTTAGATAAACAAATGCGTATAGGAGAGCATAGTGACTACGGTACTATTACTTTACTTTGGCAGGTTAATGACGTCCCCGGACTTCAAGTTCAAGACCTTGCTGGCAATTGGCATCCAGTACCCTTTGCGGACGATGGCGTTGTTGTTAACATTGGTGACTTACTACAGCGTTGGACTAATGATTATTTTAAAAGTACTAAACATAGAGTGGTGAACACTCACATACATCAACAGAGATATTCAATGCCACACTTTGTTGATCCTACACCTGGAACAATAGTCAAAAACTTGCGTAAAGGTGAAGAGGACAAGTATGATCCAATTGAATCAAAAGAATATTTAATGTGGCGACTAGCACAGAGTTATTGATATGGTATATAGAACAAGCGCAGATTTATTTCAAGTAGGAGAGTTTATTAGCCACGCAGGCAACAAACTTGCCTGGAAAATTGAATGTGATGCTATACGTCCTGAATGGTGGGATGGACTTGCACGTATGATAATGGACTACCAAATTACTCCTTTTAGATGGGTAGAAGGTATACCTAGAGGAGGCATTCCTTTAGCTAGTGCATTACAAAAATATGCAGATCCAAATGCTGATAACATAGGATTGGTTGTTGATGATGTGTGGACAACAGGAACTAGTATGAAAGAATATATAGGTGAAAATCACCCAACATTATTACATAATCAAATTCATAGATGGGTAGTTTTTGCAAGAAGTCCTTGTGATGATGGTACTCGTGCATTATTCACAATGCCGGAGAGATATAATGCACGTTAAAAGTTTAAATGGTGTAGCAACACAAATCGACGATGTTGATATAGTAGATTTATCTGTTGATGATGCACAATTTATACGTGACACATTGAGAAAAAAACTTATTGTAGTTTTAAAAAAACAAAACAAATTGCCTTACCATTTTGTAAATTTTATAGAAAAAATTGGTACAGTAGCCAACTACAGGCAAATGATTTATACTAAAGAAGGTGAATTTTATCTTGGTAAAACTCCACCTAACACATCTAATTGGGATAAAGATAAAGAATTATATCCTATACAAAGAACAACTGCAAAAAAGAATAAAAAAGGAATTTCAACTGGAATTTTCAGCACAGGTATTTTAGATTGGCACGCCAACTTAAATGGCCTAGATCGTGCAGACGGTGTTGCATTACAAGGCTATGAAGGTTGCGAAAACACAAGCACAAGTTATTTGAACACCAATCTTGCATATAATGATTTAGATGATGACTTCAAAAAAGAATTAGAATGGGTGCATTGTGAATACGAATACACACCGGAAGTATGGGCTAAAGGCCTGCCCGAAACACAATACAAAATGATGAAAAAAGATGGGCAAGAAGGTCCTTACAAAATGTGGTTGCTACAACAGAATATTGAAGGAGTAAAAGGCATTTATTTTTACACCAACAATAAATGTAAAATTATTACAGAAGATGAAACACTTTTCCAACGCTTGTACGACCATATGTTCCAAGACAAATACATATATCAACATTGGTATGAACCAGGTGATATTGTACTGATGGATCAATTACTAACTTTACATAAACGTGATCAAAATGATCCTGATATACTGGCTAAAAGAGTACTTCATAGGATCACTTTTAGGATAAGTAATTACAATAACTTCATACAAAACAGAAATAAAAACTTTAATGCTACAATTTAACACACCCTAGTAAGGTTGACTTTGCACGTCAAACCTGCTATATATAATACATAGACACACGGAGAATACTATGAATCAGAAACCAAAGCCCATTGGTTGGGCAACAACTATCACTTCACTTCGTAGCGAATTTGGACTTATGTGGTCAAGTTTAATGACTATTGAAAACTCTCCACTACGCAAATTAGATCCAAGAGTATCGCATATGATATTCCAATGCCTTGCATTTATTTGGAGCGGAATATTTGCTTTAATGATCGGCAGTTATATGGCATTTGGCATCAGTGCTATAATGCACGTATGTTTGATTGCTGGTATCTTTATCACAGCAGTGGTAATGAACGAAGCAGACAAAAGACCAGACAGCTTTAATCAAACTGTAAAGTCATTTAAACTTCTCGGCGGCTATCATAGTTTTCCGAGAGCCAGACAGAATATGTGGATTAACGGACAAAAAGTTAAATTGGACGAAAATGATCCAGGAGGTGAGCACGAATGAGTGAACAAACAAATTATTGTACAACAAAAGGATTAGGTTGGGCATTTTTGATTGTTAGTGCTTTCATTTTATTAGTTCCAATGGGTATGACATACGCCAGTGTTGGACACGATGATTATGCACGTTATTGTAAAATGACACCAGTGCTATTATGTTTTGGAGTAGGAGAATGACTTATAACTTTTTGAACACTAATAATGGTGATGCTTTTAGTATGGAGTTTGAAACTGATGAAAAGAAAACTTTATATCTTGAAAACGCACCTAACATTATTTGTTTAGGTGAACAACAATTCGCATTACCTACAAGACACGTAAGAATGGTAAACAAAGAGGAGTTTGCGGGATGGGGGAGTTAGAATTTAACTTTGAAATCGGACCTTGGCCTTGGGCTGACAAAATACCCGAAATATGGGGTAAGTAATGGATCCTAAAGCTGAGGCACAAGCAGAAGCAGAACGCACATTTGAAATGTTTATGCTGTGGACAAAAAGAGTTACTATAACAAGTATATTCTTTTTATTAGTTGTCGTTGTTGGATGCAACAGCGGCGTAGAAACTGGACCTAACGCAACTGGTTCGGGTTACAACGGAGAACAATACTCTCCAATGAACTTAAATTTAAAGGACAATAAATGAAAAAATCAATAATTATAACAATGGTATTTGCATTTTTTAGTACCATATTACTTCAATCAGCAAATGCTGAAGATATGACTATCGAAATGTTGAACAAACGTGACGATGGTGCTAAAATGGTATACAGTGAAGATATTGCACGTATTGATGTAGGCGATACAATTACTTGGGTACCAACTAGCAAAGGACACAATGTACAATTCATCGCAGGTCCAGAAGGTTGGGATTTGCCAAAGAAGAGTAAAAACAACAAAGAAGTTGCTATAACATTTGATACACCTGGTGTATACTTGTACCAATGCACACCACACGCAACAATGGGAATGATTGCCCTTGTAGTTGTTGGTGACGATATGTCAAACCTAGATGACATCAAAGCAATGAAGTTGCGTGGTAAGTCTAAGAAGAAAATGAAAGGGTTACTAGGAGACCTGTAATGTTAAAAAGTATTACTACACGTATTCCAGAGTTTTGTATGAGCCATTGGCTTATACGTATTCCTCTTGCTATAGTTTTTTTGCAACAAGGTATAAGTAAATTACCGTTTGATCCAGAAGACGGAGCCGCATTTGATTTACCAGCATTGGTATGGTGGTTTGTAGTTTATGGTGAAATAGGTGCAGGTATTGGATTACTTGTAGGCGGACTAGTTTTGATAAAGGCTTACAAGGAGCTCAACGATATCATTACACGTTTCAGTGGTATTGTTGTTTGTAGTATAATGACAGGCGTTATCTGGGTTGGCCAACCAGAGAGCTTTTGGGACGTAATTTTATACGATAACTTACACGTATTTTTATGGGTAGGTGGGCTATTCTTTGCTCTTAGGGGTAACAGAACTTGAGCGGACAAAGACGCTTTTTAAAAATGTGGGCAAGAACAGTTGGAATGCCAATAGGTCTAAATGACGAAGACAAACCAGAGTTCTTGCCCATTACACAAACAGATGTTAGGAAGGCACTTGCTTTTAGGACATTTTGGATAGTTTTACACGTTGTTACTTGCTTGTTTATTATAAGCGGTAATGGCAGAACATTAGGATTTTGGTAATGAAATTTTTAATTATTGTTACAATGGCAGTGGCAGATCCATTTATAGTACCAATACTAGAGTTTGGTAGTAAAGACGAATGTGTCGACTATGTAATGGATCCTAAAAACAGTGATAGATTAGCAGTAGAAGTTATTGCTAAAGCAGGATTCAACGACGAAATTACAGCCGTTTTATGCTTGCCAGAAACACAGAATATAGTGGAGAGGGAAAATGAAGCCTAATACAAAATTTGACTTATCGGTCAATGATATTGAAATTATAGAACGAGCTCTAAGAGCGAAAGCAGGACGCAGAGGAATGAAAATTCTTAAAGGTGAGGGAGACTTTGTTACACTTAAATGCGAAGCAGATGAAATTATGGATTTGCTCGGAAGACTACATCAACAAAAGACTTGGTTCCGTCCTAAAAAAGAAACTTACGTTGGAGGATAGTGTGTTCAATTGAACACAATCTTATCTTTCTGAATCAAGTCTAAAAGTTTATAATCTGTACGGAATAAATATGTTGTGGGCCGGAATAGTATTCCAACCCACTTTTTTACACATAAGAAGGAATTAATATTATGCGCAAGGTATTTACCATTTTGTCAGCTACTATGTTCGCAGGCGCGGCATTTGCTGAATCACCAGCACCGGACGGCCCAGTGCTTTCAGGTGAAGTTGAACTAAAGTTCACACAAAATGCTACCACAGATGACTGGGGTGGAGTAATGGGCTTAGATATGGATATCAATGCGGCTGGATTGGCATCAGTGGACTTAGATTTAAGTGCAAGTGACGGTAATGCAGTAACATTAGATAGCTGGACAGTAGGCACAACAGTAAACAGTATTGGAATCGCTATTGGTGATGACAATGGTGTTATGCCAGATGCTGAAGGCAACCATACACTAGCAGCTCCAGTGATGTCTGAATCACTTAAGGTGACAGCAGGTAGTGCAGAAGTTGCAGTTGGTTTAACAGACTGGAACACAGACATTACTGATATCAGCAACATCCAAGGTGCTTACAGTTTAGATATGGGAGCTTTTGCTTTGACAGCGGCAGGTGACTATAACTTTAACACTGAAAACACTGTACTTGGTGCAGGTGTAAGCGATTTGGCATTAGGTGATGCTTCACTAGGTGGTGCAGTATCATATGATATGGATGCTGAAAATTTAGCTTATGAAGGCACATTAGGACTTGCTGGTTTAACAGGTTATATGAACGGTGACCAAGATGATGCACTACAAAATGTTGGTGGCGAATACACCTATATGATTGGTGGAGCAGAACTTGAAGGTGGCATTAACTATAACTTAGATAGTGAAGAATTCACACCACAAGTAACTGTAGGATTTTCATTCTAAGTTTCAAAAAAACACAAAAATTAAAAGAGCCTCCGGGCTCTTTTTTTGTCTATAAATAGTTGCATATTATGCTTACCTGTAGTATAATAATAAAATACAAAAAGGTTTATTAATGCGTAAGAATAGAATTATTTTACTTAACGATATTTTTGATAATGACATCTCAGGACAAACACAAGACTCGTTGCAAGATTTAGACGATGATACATTCAATGATCTACACATTGAACAACAATTGAAGTCAAACAAAAAATACGAAGTAAAAATGATTGCTACTAATAACAAATATACCTTCTGGAGTAGGTATATGGGTCCTTATGCAGTTGCAAGTGCAGTGCATCAAAATTGTCCTGATTGGGAAGTTATTGTAGTTGACTGGTTTACTAAAATTGATAATTTCCACGAATATATTGCAAATTTTATAAATGAAGATACATATTACATTGGA